ATGCAATACGCTGCATCCTCTATCGTATTTTTGTCAAAGCGAAAAGAAAAAGATGGAACTGAAGTGATAGGAAACATCATTCACTGTAAGATGCAAAAATCTCGGATGACCAAAGAAAATAAAATGGTTGATGTTCTCTTGACTTACAGACACGGATTGAGTAAATACTACGGTCTTCTTGAAATGGCAGAAGCGGCAGGAATATTCAAAAAGGTGTCAACAAGATACGAACTTCCAGATGGTTCAAAACTATTCGGAAAACAAATCCTCAAAAATCCAGAAAAACATTTTACAGAAGACATTCTAAATCAAATCGACAATTACACGAAAGTAGAGTATACCTATGGAAGAACAGGAGATGATGAAATCAGCGGAGAAGAACCCGAAGGAGATGACACAATCACAGATAAAGAGTCATTATAGTATCAAAGAAGACCCCGAAGGAAAAGACAGAGCCTGTATCATAATTGAGAAAGGGCCGTTCAAGGGAGTTGTTGTAGCATATGGAAAGTTTCAATTTGCTGATAAAGACAACGAAGATGGAACACGAAAACTCAGGTATGAATATGATATGATTGGTATTCCGCCTGAGATGGATGAAGAAGTTTCTGACCTAGAGGGAGAAGACTTTGAGTATCTGCTTGGTCAAATATACATTCATGTCATCAATGAAGAGTTGGAAACGCAGAAACAAGAAAGTGAAGATGGAAAAAATAGAAAATATGATTTTAATAAACCAGTTTTGAATTGACACATGGAAAGAATCGAAGATACAATACTAAGAAACTTACTTTATAACGAAGAGTTTGCCAGAAAAACTTTGCCCTTTATCAAGGATGAATATTTCTCTGTATATACTGACAAAACGATATTTAATGAAATCTATAAATACTTTGACAAGTTCTCTAACTTACCTAGTAAAGAAGCTCTCATCATCGAATTGAGTGATAGAAATGATTTGACAGAAGAACAATTTGGTTCTACTACTGAATTATTGAATGGTGCTGAAGTAACACAACAAAAAGAAAATAGAGAAGACTTATCGTGGTTACTTGAAAGAAGTGAAAAGTTTTGTCAGGATAAAGCACTCTATAATGCAATCACAGACTCTATAGGAATATTCGATGAATCTTCTAAATCAGAAATATCCAAAGATGCTATTCCTACTATTCTATCCGATGCTTTATCTGTCACTTTTGATACTCATATCGGGCACGATTATATCGACAATTCTATGGAGCGGTTTGAGTTTTATAGAAAAAAAGAGGAAAAAATTCCTTTCGATTTGGAATACTTCAACAAAATTACAGGGGGAGGATTACCAAGAAAAACCCTGAACATTGCACTTGCTGGAACAGGAGTAGGTAAATCGTTGTTTATGTGTCACATGGCTGCAAGTTGTCTAACGGAAAATCAAAATGTTCTTTACATCACATTGGAGATGGCAGAGGAAAGAATTGCTGAAAGGATTGATGCTAATCTTATGAATGTTCCTTTGGATTCTCTCAAGAATATGGCTAAGACTACTTACATCAAGAAGATAGAGAAGTTGAAGGATAAAATTAAAGGAAGGTTGATTGTAAAGGAATATCCTACTGCAACTGCATCAACAAATAACTTTCGTGCTCTCATCAACGAACTGAAGATCAAGAAGGGGTTTGTACCAGACATTTTGTTTATGGACTACCTAAATCTATGTACTTCTACACGATATAAGAATAACATATCGGCGGGTTCTTACTTTGTTGTCAAGGCTATTGCGGAAGAGTTGAGAGGATTGGCTGTAGAATGTAACATACCTATTGTATCTGCTACTCAGTTGAATAGAACAGGATTTATGAGTTCTGATGTTGGTCTGGAAGATACAAGTGAAAGTTTCGGTTTACCTGCTACTGCTGACTTTATGTTTGCTCTTATTTCTACAGAAGAACTGGAAGAACACAATCAAATCAAAGTAAAACAACTCAAAAATCGTTATAATGACCCTGTTAAAAATAGAAACTTTGTGATTGGAATAGATAGAGCAAAGATGAAGTTGTATGATTTGGAGGAAGAAGCACAAGCAGAATTGAACACTGAACCGAAAGAAGGTAAGGTCAGAAAGAAGACAACTGGAACGATGAGTTGGGATAGTTTCAAGGAAGAAAAGAAAAAAGTTGGTCTTGGTAAAATAGTCGTCTAACTTTGTTTGGTTATAAATATATAAAGAAAAGAAAAGAAATATTTTTCATAGAATTTATTAGAAGGTCATAACTATGTCACAAGCTAGAGAACTCGCAAACTTACGGTCTATCCCTACCAATGGGAATATATTACTAGATTTCACTTCTGGAGATGCACTTCAAGCGGGTGGAACTTGTAATATAGCAGCTGGGTTGAACTCATTAGGTGCTGCCACAACTGGTGATGATAACATCGCTATAGGACGATTAGCAATAGGAACTGGTGTTACAACTGGAACTGGTAACATTGGCCTTGGTATTTCAGCACTGTCTGCTGTAACAGGTGGAACAAACAATATCGCAATGGGACTAACTTCCGCCGATGCTATAACTGGAGGAACAGATAACGTAGCAATAGGTAGATTAGCACTGAGTGCTTCACCAGATGGTGCGGACAACATAGCAATCGGACGTTCAGCGTTGGCTGTCTCTGACGGAGTTGCAGATTGTAATATCGCTATTGGTCTTTCAGCATTAGGTGGTGCAGACGTTTCTGGTGCTGACAATATCGGAATCGGTTCACTTGCAATGGATGCGTTGACTACTGGTATCTGTAACGTAGCAATTGGAGCGAACGCATTAGGTGCTTCCACTACTGGTTGTAATAATATTGCAATGGGTGAACTAGCAATGGGTGGAGCGGTTACTACGGCCGTAAGCTCCATCGCAATTGGAAAAAGTGCAGCGGATGCACTGACTTCTGGTTCTTGTAATATTGCAATTGGAGAAAATGCGTATGGTACTGCTGCAGCTGGGTCAGATAATATTGCAATAGGTAGAGCAATGACCGGCTCATTAGTTACTGGTATAGATAATATTGCAATTGGCCGGTCTGGACTTAATGGAGTTCTTGCAGGTAAGTGTAATATTGGACTTGGGTCAAATGCACTTGCTGGATTAACTTCTGGTTGTCTTAATATTGCAATTGGTAGAACTGCCTTGGGTGGAGCAACGGTTACTAGTATAGACAATATCGCAATTGGAACAAGTACAATGGATGCGTTGACTTCTGGTATCTGTAACGTAGCAATTGGAACAAACGCGCTAGGTGCTTCTACTACTGGTTGTCGAAATGTTGCAATTGGTGACCTTGCGTTGGGTGCAGGAGTTACTACTGGTGCAAAAAATATTGCAATTGGTGCAACTGCGATGGATGCGCTGACTTCTGGTATCAGTAACGTAGCAATTGGAACGGGCGCGCTAGGTGCTTCTACTACTGGTTGTGAAAATATTGCAATTGGAGTGGCTGCATTGGGGAGATCGGATACTACTGGTATAAACAACATCGCACTTGGAAACTCAGCAATGGATGCGCTGACTTCTGGTCATTGTAACGTAGCGATTGGAATGAACGCGCTAGGTGCTTCTACTACTGGTTGTTGGAATATTGCAATAGGTTTTCAGTCGATGAACAGTGTTGTTGGTGGATCTGAAGGCCAAGGAAGTGTGAATATTGCACTTGGTAGAGATTCAATGAATGCGTTGACTACTGGTTGTAGGAATCTTGCACTAGGATTTAATGCAATGGGTACTTTAACTACTGGTATTTATAATATTGCACTTGGCGACGCATCAATGAATAGCGGTGTTACCACCGGCAATTGTAATATCGCAATTGGAAAGGGTTCGGCTGTAAACTTAACTAGTGGTGGTGGTAATATTGCAATAGGAGACACTACTTCGGCAGGTGTGGATACCGAATCATGCGTTATTAATATCGGTACTGGTATGAATCAAACTACCTCTGGAGTGACTTGTATCGGTGGAAGTTGTTTAATGTCTACACAATTTACTGCAACTTCTGATTGTCGTTCTAAAAAAGATATAAAAGACCTTCCTTACGGATTGGATTTTATTAATCTCCTAAGACCAGTTTCTTACAAATGGAAACCACAATCAGATAAATTAGACAAGAACGGAAATCTACTTGAAAAAGGAGAAGGATCACATACTCATCAAAGAACTATGTTCGGTCTTCTTGGTCAACAGGTGAAAGAAGCGTTGGTTACATTGGGATTGGGTTATAACGATTTTGCAGGATTTTCTGACCAAGAGTACGAAAACAGAAACAACCCCGATTTTAAAAAGTCATATCAGATGGAAGACAAAACGGTACAGTTGACTTACGATGATTTTATTTCACCACTTATCAAATCGGTGCAGGAATTGTCTGCTGAGGTGAACTCGTTAAAAGCACAACTCAAAACGGCTTAGATAAATACTTTTATATCATTGACAACTCTAAATTGAGATTTTATGAACACATATATTATTGAAGGCGGCATTGGTAAACAAGTCGCCTTTACAGCGATTATAGATGCACTTGTGAAGAAGGATAAGGAGAAGATACAAATACTCTCTCCTTATGTTGACATTTTCGGTGGAAACACTAATATCAAATATGCACTTGATGCAAACACAATACCAGTACACGATAAACGAATATTGGATTCACAGAATATTAATTTCTGTGAACCTTACAAGGCCAATTTCCTCAAG